CGTCTTCGGTCATGTAATCAACGGACACAATGCGGCGGCCCACCAATAATTCGGCGGCGGCCTTGGTCCAGCGGTCTTGTATGTCGGTCATCGGATGGACTCCTTCAGGCGGTTAACCGGTCGTATTTGTCGTTGATTTCTTCATCGGTGTAAATGGTGAAGCCCCCTTTTGCAAAAAATTCTGTCACTTCTCGCACTAGATTTAACTCCTCACCATTACCCAAAAACCAATCAATTTCGTTTTGGGTTAGCGTGAAAATCTTCTCTTCTCTTGTTGTCATCGGATGAACTCCTAGTTGTTGTCGATTAGTTCCAAGGCCTGGGCCTTGCATGTTTCTACCTGCTCGGGCGTCATGCCGCGGGCTAGTTGCTCGGCCATGGCGACACAATCGCGGGCGCGTTTTCGGTCGGGCGCGGTTATAGCTAAAACCAGCGCGAGCGTGAGGGCGTGGGGTTTATTCACCGGATGAACTCCTAGCGCTGGCGCACTTCTGCGCGGCCGGTTTCGATGAGGCGCCGGGCCTCGGCGCGGTCGTCGATCCGTTCGGATTCCAGCATGCGCCGGAGGGTGCCGGCCTGGGCTATCGTTTGGGCCGGTGTCTTGGCGAGTTGGTAGCGCGCGCCGGCGTTGATATAGTCTGCCTCGGGGTAGTTCATGGTTGGCCTTTCGTTGGTTGGTATTCGGTGCCGGTCCAGCGCTGCAGCCGGTCGGCGGTTACTTGCGCGGGGGTGCTGCGTTGCGCCTCGCGTAGGGCGTCGGCGTCGTCGGTCGCGCCTATCATCACCCAGCCGTAAGCGCTGCGGTAGCGGTAGGATTGAAGGCCGGCGGCCGCCATCGGTAGATTTTGCCGAGCCTTGTTTAGGGCCAGGGCCAGGCCTTCGATTCGGGCCGTGTCGGGTAGGTCGGGCTGGGCTTGCTCGACGTAAAAAATTAAAGTTTCCAGCGCTTCGCGCATTGTGTCGGTGGTCATGGTTTGCCTTTCAGTTGAACAAAATGGTTTTGAGTTGTGCCAGGGTGCGGCCGGTCATGCGCGCCAGCTGCTGCAGCGTTAAGCCTGGTCGGTGGCCGTAGTAGTAGTTGATTATTTCTTGGTCGGTCATGCTGGGCCTTTCAAATCGTGCAACATCCGCAGCACGGCGCGTCAAGGCACCGGCCGTTTTTGTTTCGGTAGAATTCCCGGCCGCTAAAATTAAAAACATCACTAACCCTGGGCTGGTCCGTTGTGAAGCTCATGCGGTCGTCGTCGGGCTCCAGCTCGGCGGTCCGGGTGTCGGTGTTGTAAATAATAAAATCCCCGGGGTTTATCCGGGCGCCGGATAAGCTGCATTTGCCTGGGTACTTTGCGCGCATTTTTTTAAGCATGTTCAACCTTTCAAAATTGGGATGACGCGGCGGGCCTTGGCGTCGGTTTGTTTTGCTTTGCTGCCATGGGCCCGGAAACCTACAATAAAAGCGCGGTCGGTCCGGCTGCACCAGGGGCTAAAATTTCCGCAGCTCTCGCATGTGGCGCCGTCGCGGGTCTGTGCCTGGCAAATCACAATCTGCCGGCCTTCGGGCGTGTAACTGATTTCGGGCGTGTCGGTTGGCACAATGCAAGCGACCGGGCCGGCGTTTAAATTGGCCAGCTGATCGGCATGGCCCGCGTCGTCGGCGCTGAGGTTTATTGTGAAGCCCCAGGCGTTGCCGTGTCGAATCCAGGTAATCGCGTCGGGGTGGTGTTTGTGCGTGTATGTAAATCCGCGGCGGCCTTTATTGGCCTTGACTATTTCCCCCAGCTGGTAGGCGTCAATCGTCGCGCCCTGGCCTGGAAGGTCCCCGGCGACATTCATCCGCCAGGCCTGGCCCGGTGGAAGGCTGGCGATTGCCTGGGCATGGGCGCGGATATCATGGCCGCGGGTTGGGACCTTGTCCCAGGTCATGCGGGTGTAAAAGTCTTCGCCGTAACAGTCTTCGCCGTAGTGGCTGCAGCTGGGCGGGCATGAGCTGCGCGTGCTATACGTAACCGGGATTGGGCCGGTCTTGCGGTTTCCGCTGCTGCGGATAAAGTGGAATTGATTCATTTGTTAGGCTCCCAGGTTGACGGATAAAAAGCGGTCGGAAATAAAGCGCTCAATCTTTGCCATGCTTTCGGCGCGCTGCTTGGCGCGGGCCTTGGCCTTGGCGCGTTTGTTGGCTGCATGGTCCCGGCATGCCTGGCGCCAGCCGGCGGCATATCCTGGAGGATTCGGGGCCAACTGGTCGAGCTGGTCCAGGATGCGGGCCGGGCATGCGTAGGCGTGGGGGCCGCAATCTTCGCTCATGTCCTTGTAAAAAAATTCGGTGATTCCGTTGCGCTGCTTGCGGCGCTCGGTCAGGCATACCAGGCCCGAATAATGAGCGGCGCCGGTGGGGTCGGTGCGTTTGCTGATTGCGTACCAGGTCGCGCCGAGTGTCGCGGTGTCGGTGATTTCCCAGCGGCTGCCATCGGTGCCGGCCTGGGTGAATTCCCGGCGCAGCACTTCGTCGGTGGTTGCGGTGGTGTTGATTGTGTATGACGTCCAGCCCATTATTGATTCTCCAGGTTAAAAATTGGCGCGGCGGCCGTTATTTGCTCGATGATTGCTGCGGTTTTTTCGCGGTTGATTTCTTCGCCGCGGTTGTGATGTAGCCGGGCGAGGATGGTTAAATCTTGGCCCAGCACATAGGTTCCGTTGTCGCCGTTGTCGCGGTCGCTGCCGGCAAAGTGCAGCCGGTAGACGGTCGTCCCAACATTGCACCGGAAATAGAAGCGGGCCAACATTTCGGCGAGCTGGTCCAGCGCCTCGGTTTGTGCCTGGTGGCCGCGGGCATGGCGTAGGCCTAGCTGGCGCGCTGCGGATAAAAATCCCTCTACGCTGGCCCGGCCGCCGTTCCAATGCAGATAAATTGCGGGCGCGTTGGTGTAGGTTGCGAATGTAATAACTGCTCTGTTTCCCATGGTTTATTCTCCTAAAAATTTGTTGATTTGCTCCAGGATGTCGGCCCTGGTGCCGGTGAAACCTTCTTCACTGGTGAGGATTGCATAAGCGCTGGAATACCGGCCGCGGCGGCGGGTCCCTTTCATTTCTAGAATTAAATTCTTGCGCAGCTCAACCAGGCGGGCGCGCTCCAGGTCTTGAATTTCGGCGGTGGTGTAGATACTCATGGCGGGCCTTTCAATAGTTGCGGGTTATGCGGAGGTGAACAAAGTATTCCCGGGCGCTGGTGCGTTTGACGCTGGCGCTGGTGGTCGGGCATCCGCAGCAATCATGCTCATGTGTGCAGCTGCTGCCGCCTAGGGTGGCCGCGATTGCCCGGCCCAGGTCAACGGCGCGCAGCTCGCGCGGTCCTATAACCTTGGTTGTGAAGGTGCCGGCGTCGTCATGTCCCAGGGGCTCGGCGGTGGCATTCCAGCGCAGCATTTTTGCGGTGCCCAGGTGCTGCCATTCGTCCAGGTCGGCCCAGCCGTCGGCGTAGGTGTGCGTGTTGCGTTGGTGTAGTTCAAGCTTGGTCATGGGGTGCCTTTCAGTTGGTGGGGTTGTAAGCCTGGAGCAAATCGAGTAATTTTGCTTCGACCTTTTCGGCGTGGCGGCGGTTTAGGCCGTTGGGGTCTAGCAGGGTGGTTTCAATCCAAATCAGCTTGTCGGTTTGCGCCTGGTATTTGCGCAAATCCTCCAGGGTGAGTAAATCAATCAATAATTGAAGCTTGCTCATGTTGGGCCTTTCAAGCGTTTAAGTGTTTGAGGGTGTGCAGCTGCTGGCCGATACCTTGGCCGGCGAGCGGGCGGGAAACGTTGGGCCAGCCTTCAACGGCGGCGGCGTAGTGCTTGCCGGCCAGCACGACAATTTCGCGGCCGTGGTATTCGCTTAATCCGTGTCTAACATTTGCGGCCCACTTGCGGCGCTGCTGGGCGGTCATTTGTGACAATGTCAGGTTATAGGGGGCGATTAGTAAATCAGGAAATAGGGCGCCATGGAGCGCAGACAAAATGACAACATCGGCGCCGGCCCGATCAGCGGCGCGCATTGCCAGCTTGAATGCCTGGCCCTGGTAAAGGTCGGCGGCCGGTGCGGTGCGGTCCAGCTTGGCGGCGCTGCATGCGATTAGGTAAAGGGGTTTCATTGGAATAAATCTCCGTTTGTTGGTTGGGTGGTGATTGCTGCCAGGCCCAGGGCTGCGCGCAGCTGATTCTTTTCATCGTTGATAAGGTATAGGCGGCGCTTGTATTCCGCGGGGGTTAGTTGATAGTTAACCGGGCGCACGGCGTCAAGTTCCCGGCGGGCCTGGCGCATGATGGTTTCATGTGTGCTCATGCTTGGCCCCTTGTTACTTTCCAGCTTAAGCATTCGTTATAGGTGCCGGTGTAGGCTATGCGATAGCCCCGGCGCTGGTCATCCCCTCTGCAAACAATGACGTTTCCGTGGGCGTCGATTTGTGCTGTGTACATCTGTGCGTTTCCCTTCGTGTTGGTTTGTTGTCTGCATCCTGACTGGTGCATTGAGTGGTAATGTAGTTTGTTGTCAAGCCCCTTGTCAGTCACATGCGCGACAGTAAAAACGCGGGTTTTTTAGTGTACCGGGTAGGGTATCGATTCTCTAGGGGGTAGGGTATCGGCGCGCGCCCTGGTGGCCGGGTCGGTGGTCCTGGTGTGTTACCTGGTAGCAGCTTTTTTGCCTGGTCCGGTGCTGCAGCTGGTGGCGCCCTGGTCAAGCCGTGGGGGTTTTGTGTGTTGCCTGGTCGGTCGGTTTTGACCTGGGGCCGGTGGCCAGCTGATCGGGGTGGGACCATGGCGCGGGTGATTGGCGCGGGTGTTCCGAGCGCTAGCGAGTGGCCCAGGGGCTGCGATTGTGTCAGGGGATTAGATAGGGTCCAACACATAACCCCATCATTACCAGGCTGCCATAAAACCCCGTTTCCTGTACGTATTGACAGTAATCCTTTTGTTCCTGTATATTGCGCAGCCATGACACAAACTAAACTAACACGCAAACAAGTACGCGAGGGGCTGGAACAAATACCGGTCGAGCAGCTGCTGGGTAGAACTGCAGCGCGAGAGTTAACCGGGAAACAAAAGGCTTTCGCCCTGGAGGTCGCACGCGGTTCCACCGGTTCCGCAGCCTACCGCGCATCCTACAAAACCAAGGCAACACCCAAAACCCAGGGGAACCAGGCGCACCGGCTCAAAAAGCGGCCCGATATCCAAGCGGAAATCAAGGCTTACCAGGCGGCGATTGAGAGCGAGAAACATAGAACGCCAGCTGCGCTCAGGGCTTTGATAATTAAAAGCCTGGTCGGCGTCATCATCGACGAAGACACGCCGCCGGCCGTGCTGGTCCAAGCGGCCAAGGTAGCCGGCACCATTTCAGAGGTGGGGCTCTACACCGAGCGCAAAGAGGTGCGGACCATCAGCAGCAGCGACGATGCCAAGGCCCGCGTCATGGCCGAGCTGCGCCGACTGATGAATGCCCAGGCCGAGGACGCGCAGACCATCGACGCCGCGGCCAGCTCGCTGCTCGACGAATTGGCCGACGCGCGACCCCACCCATCCCCCACCAGCCCGAACGAGCGAGCGGAGTCCCTGGCTGATGAACATACTATTCCACACAAACAATCCCAAAATTTACCAGAATCAGAACCCCACCCCCTCGATATGGCGAACCCACCCCCTATCAAAAATTAATACTTTATGATAAAAAATTCCGCAAATTTAGAACTAATAGCGCGTCGAGAACCGAAACGTTTTGGTTCTCTGATAGTTCGGAACCCGAAGATGATGTTGCGGAAGAAGGATTTTACGTATGAGCAATGTATGGAGGTTGAGATGACGCCGGCTCAAAGGGAAGTGTTTTTGATTGTGGATGAATGGTGGAAGAGATATGGATACAGTCCGTCTGTGAGGGATATAGCGTATCAAAGGGGAAGAAGCGGATTGGGGAATACGTTAGAGATTGTGGATAGATTGGTGGCCAAAGGGGTGTTGAAGAAATTGCGCAAAAGTGGAAGATCAATTCGGCCGGTGTACATTAATTTCAAGAATTTAGAATGAGTGATAAGTTAGATGCTTTGATGGCGACGCTTCCTGAAGAGGAGCGGGAGGTGTTTTATAACGCCGTGGAGGATTATCGTTTGGCTTTGGAGCGGGAGAAAGCTCAGAGCGGGTTTATGAATTATGTGCGGATGATGTGGCCAGGGTTTGTACATGGTAGACATCATGCGGTGATGGCGAAGAAGTTTGAAGCTATAGCCAATGGAACACTTAAAAGATTAATCATCAATATGCCGCCGCGGCATACGAAATCTGAGTTTGCGTCCTACCTATTACCTTCATGGTTCCTGGGTAGGTACCCGAATAAAAAAATTATCCAGACATCTAATACGTCGGACCTGGCGGTTAACTTTGGCCGGAAGGTTCGTAACTTGGTGGACAGTGAACAGTATGCCCGTGTATTCCCTGGCGTAGCTTTGAGACAAGATAGTAAAAGCGCCGGCCGGTGGGCGACTAATCAGAATGGGGAATACTTTGCTATCGGTGTGGGGGGAACTGTTACCGGTAAAGGTGCTGACCTATTGATTATTGACGACCCGCATTCTGAACAGGAAGCGGCTTTAGCTGCTGGGGACCCGAGCGTTTTTGATAAAACGTATGAGTGGTATACCTCTGGACCTCGGCAACGTTTACAGCCGGGTGGGGCGATTGTTGTGGTGATGACCCGTTGGGCGGAAAGAGATTTAACCGGCCGAGTTTTAAAAGACGCCCAGATGCGGGATTCTTTGGGGGAATGGGAAGTTGTGGAGTTTCCCGCGATTATGCCCAGTGGAAATCCGTTGTGGCCTGAGTTCTGGTCGGCCAAAGAATTAGAGGCATTACGGGAAGAACTACCCCCGTCTAAATGGAATGCTCAGTACCAACAAGCTCCTACTGGAGAAGAAGGTGCTTTGGTAAAAAGAGAATGGTGGAAGATGTGGGAGCCAGAAGATCCACCTAGATGTGAATTTATCATTCAGAGCTGGGACACGGCTTTTACGAAGAATGAGCGTTCGGACTATTCGGCCTGTACGACATGGGGGGTTTTTCACATGAACGACGACCCCAATGATGTAAATGTGATTTTGCTAGATGCGTTTCAGAAACGAATGGAATTTCCAGAGCTGAAAGAAAAAGCGATGGCAAACTACAGGGAGTGGGAGCCGGACGCTTGTATCATTGAAGCTAAAGCTGCTGGGGCGCCGTTGGTGTTTGAGCTTCGGTCTATGGGAATGTTGGTGAGTGAATACACACCTAGCCGGGGTAATGATAAATTTGTGCGATTAAATTCGGTAACGGATTTGTTTAGATCGGGCAAAGTATGGGCGCCTGAGACAAGATGGGCCAGTGAAGTGATAGAGCAGATGGCGTCTTTCCCCAATGGCGAGCATGATGATTTGGTGGACTCAAGTACCCAAGCGCTGATAAGATTCAGGCAGGGCGGGTTTTTGCGTTTGGATTCTGATGAACGTGAAGAGCTGCAGAGCTTTCGCCGCAAAGCGGTTTACTATTAAGGTCAAACATGATTGAACAATCTTTAAGCCAGGCCCCATTGGGATTAGAGTCATTAGTGGGTGATTCAGAACCCGTAATGGAAATTGAAATTGAAAATCCTGAAGGTGTTCGTATTGGCATGGACGGGATGGAAATTGAATTACTGCCGGATACTGAAGACGGCGGCTTTGATGAAAACCTGGCCGAAGTTATTGACAAAGGTACATTGGCAGGGATAGCCAGCGACATCATTGAAATGGTGGACGCGGATATTAACTCCAGAAAAGAATGGGTAGAAATGTATGTCAAAGGACTAGATGTCCTGGGCATGAAATACGAAGAAAGAACCGAGCCGTGGAATGGTGCTTGCGGTGTGTTTTCTACTATTCTGACCGAAGCTGCTGTACGGTTTCAATCAGAAACAATTTTGGAAACGTTTCCAGCCCAGGGTCCTGTTAAAACAGAAATCATTGGCGCTATTGATAAGCTAAAAGAAGACGCGGCCGAGCGTGTTCGGGAAGATATGAACTTCCAGCTAACGGAAGCGATGCCTGAATACAGGCCCGAGCATGAAAGAATGCTTTATTCATTGGGTTTAGCTGGCGCTGCGTTTAAGAAAGTTTATTTTGACCCGTCGTATCAGCGTCAAGTAGCTATTTTTATCCCTGCTGAAGATTTTATTATTCCCTATGGCGCCTCTAGCGTCATCAATGCCGAGCGTGTAACCCACGTAATGCGCAAAACGAAGAATGATATTAAGAAATTACAGGTTTCTGGCTTCTATCGTGATGTAGAACTGGGTGAACCGGTCACGATTCATACCGATGTAGAGAAAAAGAAGGCCGAAGACCAGGGATATAGCCTAACTGATGACGACCGGTACCAGATTTTGGAAGTTCATATTGATTATGACCTGCCAGGGTACGAAGATGAAGATGGAATCGCTCTACCTTATGTGATTACGATTGACCGTGGCACGACAGAGGTGCTTTCTATCCGTAGAAACTGGTCAGAAGACGATAATCGCAAGCTAAAGCGCCAGCATTTTGTCCAATATACGTATGTTCCTGGCTTTGGCGCGTATGGATTGGGTTTAATTCACCTAATTGGTGGCTATGCACGGGCTGGAACGTCCATTTTGCGCCAATTAGTGGACGCTGGTACGCTTTCTAACCTGCCTGGAGGCCTAAAATCCCGCGGTTTACGCATAAAAGGGGACGATACACCCATCAGTCCCGGCGAATTTAGGGACGTAGATGTGCCTGCTGGCAGGGTTAGCGACAGCATTATGATGTTGCCGTACAAAGAACCGAGCCAGGTTTTGTCGTTATTGCTGGACAAAATCACCCAAGAAGGTAGACGTTTAGGCTCGATTGCAGATATGCAAGTGTCTGATATGTCGGCTAACGCCCCGGTTGGTACCACTTTAGCACTGCTAGAGCGCCAGCTCAAGAACATGTCTGCCGTCCAGGCGCGCGTTCACTATTCTATGAAGCAGGAATTTAAACTGCTGCGAGTCATCATTCGTGATAACACGCCAGGTGAATATGAGTTTGATCCATCTAGCGGAGACCGCATGGCCAAGCGGGAAGACTACGACATGGTGGATGTTATTCCCGTGTCGGATCCGAATAGTTCCACGATGGCTCAGCGGATCATGCAGTACCAGGCTGTTATCCAACTGGCGCAGCAAGCTCCCCAGATTTACAACTTGCCTGTTCTACACAGACAGATGATAGAAGTGCTGGGTATTAAGAATGCTGACAAGTTGGTACCAGTGGAAGACGACATGAAGCCGCGCGACCCCGTGAGCGAGAACATGGCTTTCCTAAACGGCGAGCCTACAAAAGCTTTCATCTACCAAGACCACGACGCACACATTGCTGTTCACGTAAGCATGATGCAAGACCCGCTTTTGATGGCGCAGATTGGCCAGAACCCAATGGCCCAGAAGATGATGGCCGAGATTCAGGCCCACATTGCAGAACACCTGGCTTTTGCTTACCGCAAGAAAGTGGAAGAACAGTTAGGTGTTCCAATGCCGGCGCCAGATTCAGATTTGCCAGAAGAGTCAGAATTAATTCTTTCCCGTTTGGTGGCCCAAGCTTCTACGCAATTGTTGGCCCAGAGCAAAGGTCAGGTACAACAACAGCAAGCTCAACAGATGGCACAAGACCCCGTTGTACAAATGCAACAGGCAGAATTGGCTATTCGCAAACAAGATGCCGAAACCAAGTTGCTCAAAGTCAAGGGCGATTTACAACTGAAAGCTGAAGAGTTATCTCTCAAAGCTCGCGAAAATGCGGCAAAAACTGGTGAAGACCCAGCTATGGCGGCCATGCGTTTGCAGCAAGAAATTATGCAAGCCCAAGAATTGCATGGTTTAGAAATAGCCGCTAAACAGATGGAGCTTCAACAAGCCCAGGCCCAGCAACAGCAAGCTGCTCAGCAACAGCAACAAACGCAGCAACAAGCTATGGCCCACGGCGGTCAAGTGCATGCGCAGAAGTTGTCTCACGCAGATCAGGCACACGCTATGAAAATGCGCCAAGCAGCGAGGGCTGCTGAAAACGTTAACAACCAAAATACGTCAAAGGATGAATGATGGATCACAAACTGCTTGATATCTTGAACGGCAAACTGCAAGACCAGGTACAGCAGGTGGTCGATGTTGTTAGTGCTGGTGGAGCTAAATCCCACGAGCATTACAAAGAACTGTGCGGAACTATCCGAGGTCTGCAAACCGCACAGATGGAAATTGCTGAC